AAGGAATTTATGATATTCGTAGGAAGACATATTCTTACAGTTTTTTAGATATTTATAAAAAAAGAGGTCCAGGAGGACCTCATATAATCAAACTTCAGTTAGAACAAGTTTCTTTGCATAATTGTAAGCAAAGTCCGTTCTTGCTCCGTGATGACCCCACCTAATCCATTTTCTAGCAAGACGCATATAGAAATGGATAGTTCCACCTGGAGTTTTCATTTGATTCTCAATCATCTTCCAATCACCTTCATACAACATATAATCTAGTTGAGTATCAAGGCTGGAAGGATTAGAACCCGTTCTGGCAGCATGTTTCCCTAGACCGTAATATCTGGGAGCATTAGTCCACTGGATTAGACCATAACCACCACTCCTACAACTATGGTAGGAAACTCTGGCACCACCTTCACATATATTGGCATGGAATCCGGATTCTTGGCGAATATTGCCCATAATGGTTGCGAGTGCGTTTTTGTCAGTGATTCCACGACTTTGAAGAAACTCCAAAGTTCTGGATTCGTTTGGATTACATCCTTTACAAACTAGTCTTTTCTCTTTAGGCTTTTCTGGAGCAACCTCTTTGGTCGCTGTCTCCTGGGGTTTGGATTCTTCAGTTAAAATTGAAATCTGAGATTTATCAATTGAAGTAGCAAATCCCGGTGTTGGCAGTGTTGCCGCTGATGTTGCAACCGCACCTAAAAGAGATACGGCTACAGTTGTAAGGTTTTTTAGCATTAATTTTAATAGAACTCTACATCCGTATAGGCAAAGGAGAAGTTCCCCTTTTTAGGGGGCAGTGCCCACGGCTCTAAATGACACATCAAAGACTCATAACAAAAAACCCACCTTTCGGTAGGTCTGCACATACTAAGTTATTATTTAGATGTTGTCAAGCTCACCCATAATACTTCCTTGCTGTCATAGATGATGGCATTCCTTTCGCAGCACGCCTCTGTGCGGCAGCTGTGTGCCTCTCTGTGGAGGGTTGGAGTCCCTGCTTCTTGGGGTCTGTCCCAGTGTGCTCGGAGTCTTTATCAAGGGTTCTACGCATATCTACAGCGTTCTTGGCAAGCTTATTTGCCCTGGTTGCAGTGCCACGACCACCCTTGATTCCAGATTCCTGCTCCTTCTTTTTTCTGGCAACAAGTTGGTCGTATTTTGCTTTGGACTTTTGCTTTGGTCCAAAATCCCAAGGAACATATGCTTCAATAATGCTTTCTCTCCAGTCATCACTCATATGAGCCATCATTACTTCTGCTGATTCTACAGTTTCAGCATATCCTTCATCTAACAGATACTGAAGAACTAAATCGTAGATATCGTAATCGTTGGACATATTAATAAGAGCTTTTTTTTATTTATAAGTATATGTATACTCATAAAAACAATAATGACTTGGAAATATAATGATTCTGATTTTACGGAAGCCCCAAAAGGAATGGAGGGGTTTGTGTATATGATTACAAACTTAACAAATAATAAAAAATATATCGGCAAAAAACATTTTTGGACAAGACAGAAAGACCGTAAAACTGGAAGAAGGAAAACCAAAGAAAGTGATTGGAAAAACTACTTCGGTTCTTGTGACGAACTGATTGAAGATGTAAAAAATCTTGGTGAAGATAAGTTTTTAAGGCAGATTTTATATATTTGTCCACATAAAAAATCCATGAGTTTCTATGAAACCATGGAGCAGTTTAAAAGAGATGTTATACTGAAAGAAGATTATTATAACACAAACGTAGAAGGAAAGTTTTTTAGCAGTGAAGTTGAAAAAATCTATAACATAGTTGAAAAGAGTTTATTGGTCGAATAAAAAAAGAGGGTGCCATAAGCACCCTCATAAAGTTATTCTATATCGTTTGTACTTTTCCAAACCATTCCTTTTCATAATCATAATCACCGAAAAGGTATTCATCTTGTTGTGCTGCTTTTCTGTAGGAGTTTAAGATTTCCTCCTCGCACCACTCGTCATAGTTGGAATCCTGCGAAAGTATTTTTGGTAACATCCTGCTTGATTCCTCCAACTACATAAGACTCAACTTCCGTTTCTTGCGGAGCAACTTGAAGTCCTTTGGAAGAAATCCAATGTTCCGTCCAGGGAAGAGGATTATTTTTTGCCGAAATATCATAAAGAGGTTTCATACCGATAGACCTCATTCTACGGTTAGCAATCCATTCGATATAGTTATCTAGAAGTTTTTCGTTTAGACCAATCATAGAACCATCTTTGAAAAGATAGCTAGCCCAAAGTTTTTCTTGATTTACTGCAAGGTCAATCATTTTATAAGACCATTCTTGCTCTTCTTCAGCAATCTTACGCATATCTGGGTCATCACCAGCTTTCCACTTATTCAAAATGTTTTGGGTGATTGCAAGATGCTGATTTTCATCCCTAGCAATCAAGGAAATAATCTTTGCAGAACCTTCCATAAGTTTTAGTTCACCGAAAGCAAAACTGCAGGCAAAACTTACATAGAAACGAATGCCTTCAAGAATATTAACATTCATCACCGCACGATAGAGTTTCCTCTTCAGTTCGATGAGATTTTCCTTTGCATAGGAAACACCCTCAAGATTATGCTTCCATTGGTCGGTCACTCCATAATAATGTGCGGAGTTAATGAAGTCGTCATATGACTCTGTAACAGTCCTAGAACGGTCTAGAATGCGTTCGTCTTCAATAATAGTATCAAACACCTCACTTGGGTCTGAATAAACATTTTTAATGATATAAGTGTATGAACGACTATGAATCATTTCCATAAATCCCCACACTTCCATACAAGCTTCTAGTTCTGGAAGAGAGCAATATGGAATAAATGCCATTCCGGGAGCACGACCCTGAACAGAGTCAAGCATAATCTGATATTTTAGATTTGAGGTATAGATATGCTTCTGTTCAGGACGAAGAGTTTGATAATCTCCGCGATCTTTTTGGAGGGAGACCTCTTCAGGTCTCCAGAAATATCCTAGTTGTTGAGTTGTAAGTTTATCAAAGATTGGATACTTATAAGTATCATATCTTTGAATCCCTAGAGGTTTTCCAAAAAACATAGGCTGTTTTTTGGTATCGACTTTTTCTGAATTAAATACAGTCATTCCTTTTATTGACATTGATGAAGAGGGGTTTTCCGCAGAAGTTTTGAACTGAAAAGAACTCACTAGTTTTCTCCTTTACTTAATTAAATCTTACAACTTTCACAATCTTCTTCACCTGACTCCATAATACTACTAACGAGGTCTTGAAGATTTTCTTCTTTTACTTCATCAGTCTTAATGTCGTATGTATTTTGATAGTAAGAAGTTTTCCAACCATATTTGTATGTGGTTAGAAAATCTTGTGCCATTACGCTAACAGGTACTTCATTATTGGGATAATTTTCTGGATTATACGACCAGTTTCCAGAAATCGCTTGATCGAAGAATTTCTGCATAACAGCAACAATATTAATATAACCACGATTGCTAGGCATATCCCAAAGAAGCGTATAATTGTTTTTAAGTGTTTGATACTGTGGAACAATTTGCTTAAGAGGACCTTTCTTCGATTTTTTAATGGACAAGTAGTCTCTAGGTGGTTCGATTCCATTGGTCGCATTTGACACAACGGAACTGCTCTCCGATGGCATCTGTGCGGACAATGTTGAGTTCCTAAGACCGTATTCCAGGATGGACTTTCTAAGATTTTCCCAATCATGTTGGTATGGAATGGATGAAATTTCGTCTACATCTTTTTTATAAGTATCGATTGGAAGAATGCCATCTGCATACTTAGTTCTACCAAAATACTCACAGTGACCTTTCTCTTTAGCAAGTTGGTTTGATGCTTTTAGTAGATAGAACTGAAGAGATTCAGAAAGTCCGTGAATAGCATCCCATGCCTCTTGAGAATCATAGTTGAATCCAAGTTTAGCAAGATAGTGCGCAAGACCAATAAAACCAATTCCCAATGATCTGCGTGCCTTTGTAGCAATCTCTGCTGCTTTAACTGGATAGTTCTGATAATCAATCAATTCGTCTAATGCACGAACGGCAAGATCACAAAGGTCTTCAAGTTCTTCATCAGATTTTACTTTACCAACATTAATTGCTGAAAGAATGCAAAGTGCAATCTCACCAAACTCATCATCAATGTGTTGAAGTGGATAGGTTGGAAGAGTAATTTCTTGGCAGAGATTACTCATCTCTACTTTATCTTTAAAAGAACTATGAGAGTTGCAGTGGTCGATATTCATAATGTAAATACGACCAGTTTCAGCACGTTCTTTTAGAAGGTCCAGAATGAGTCCTTGAGCACGGACAGTTTTTCTTGGAATAGATGGATTTCGTTCATAATCCACATATAAAGAGTCAAATCTATCAGTGCCAAAAGCATCATAAAGACCAGGAACATCGTGAGGGGAGAACAGTGTAATGTCTCCATCTTGGATGAATCGTTCATAGAAGAGTTTACTGATTTGAATAGAGTAGTCTAGTTTACGAACACGGTTATCTTCGGTTCCTTTATTATTTTTTAGAACCAGAATATCTTCTATTTCTTGGTGCCAGATT